GAATTACTAGAACTCCAGGCTTTGCCTCGATATCTAGGTCTTTCTTTTTGTAACCACCAAGGGCAAATTCCATGGCGTATTCCGTGTCAGAATATTTGATAATATTGTGACGAGGAAAACCCTTCTCATTTGCGCCAGCGGCAGTTAGTCTTTCTATCTCATCCCATACGTGGTCGAAACCAATGAAACGAGAGTGGGGGAACGAAAACACTTTTGTTCGTGTATTAACCATTGCTATCTCCTTATTTAATTAAGCAAGATTGTTGTCTATCGATCGGACAATTCCGCATCGACACTTCTATATATACTACTTTTTTATAAGAATAGCAACAGGTTTATGTTTTATTTCCGATATTGTATTTGGGGCACAATTCCCACTGATTTTTTTCTTTGTGCGAAATAATTTTTATTTGTCTGAGCGGAGCGCATTCTGTGACTTTAGATTTGTCATCAATTTGTATAAGACCCCAATCAGAAAGCAGTTGAGCAATGCTGTTACGGCGAAACAAATCATTTTCTTCTAGATTAGATTTTTTACCGTCTAATAAAAAAAGTTCTTTAAAATGAACGATGAAGTACCTGCCTTGTTTGTGCAGAATATGACAAGATTGATACAATTTATTATCTTTTCGTGAAGCAACGCCGATACGGGTCAGTGTTTCTCTAACTTTTAGAAAATCGTCGGGTTCGTTCAGCGTCACTTCCAGCATCTCTGCTGGTGTCCAAAGTTTAGTTTCTTCCACCTTTATACACCTTTTTCTTAATTTCTGCGACTTGATTCGGTGTTAAAAGAGAAAGTGCTGAATGCGCTTTTTCGTTGCTGTATCCATAATACTCTTTGATAACTTCCAAATCAGTTTCTTCGATTGGTTTCGTCCACTTGGAGAAACGTTTTCGTTTTCTGACTATATTTAGTAAAAAATGAAATTGTAGTTTATTGTCTAGTTGACTGTATCTATTCATTTCATTTGCAACAGCAACAGTGTCTGGAAAATAAGATAATTGTCTATTGACAATATAAGGGAGATAACTTTTTTCTACATCATCATTCATAATATCGACTTTTGTATAATTAATAGAATTAACAAAATCAAATGGGTTCATTATCACTTCCTACATTATTTAATTTATTTACTTGCTCTTGGGTCATCTTCTGACGTTTTAACAGTTCGCCGTTTTTACTGCGCCATCCTAAAATACTAGCATAAGCACCTTTCTTTAACCATTTTGGGCGAGATTTTTTGCTACCAGGAGCATTTGGTTGATTCAAGTTTTTCGAAGATTCTTGTTTCTGCTTTATGGTTGGGTCGTCTATAATCAGAATTTCTTTAGTTGCAACAGCAGAAGGCGTTTCTTCTTTCTTTGTTACTATTCCTTTGGTACTAGCAATCAACAAAACAACTGCCAAAGGGTCAAAGACAAATACCAGAGAAAGTATAACTGCTCTTACTGCCTTGTCATAATAACTCGACGCCTGTTCGCCATATACCAACTCAGCAATATATTTAATTGCCCCAATTTCTAACTCGAAGGCAATTTTCTCTTTCTCTAATTCTAGCGCATTTTCCTGTAAAACTTCAAGGGAATCTGATATTTCTTCTCGAGTAGATTCTAAACGCGATCGCTCTTCTTTCTGATCGTCTCTAGCATTTAATCCTCTTGTGACAAACCCGCGCGAAATATATTCTTCAAGGGCAGCGTCTAAAGAATCTAATTGAGCATCAATTGCTGTTATTTTTCTAGTTTCCGAAGAAATCTTTCGCTGCAGGTTCTCAAGTTTAACATCATTATTTGATGACTTGGTTTCTTGCTCGAGGTGTGCTTTGGACAGATATCCAAAAATTCCCATGCTGGTGATAAACATCAAAACAATTACTGCAGAGGTTAGGTATGTTTTGATTGGAATACTAATTTTCTTCCATTCAAGATGCAACCACGCAGCAGTAACTAGCTTGCCGACTTCTAATGATCCTGCCATTATTATCACCGACCAATACGCGCCAGGAAATATTGTAGATAATCCCACAATTGAGAAAAATGCAGCAATAGACGCTAAGGATATTGATGTTATAAATGCGAGATAATTAATCATTACTTCATATTTATATTCGCCATGACTTCAGTTAGACACGCAACCACGTTTAATTCATGATCTGCAACAAAAGCATTCTTGTACTGATAATCTGCTAAGATCAACACAAGTTGTGGAATTGATGCTGAGTCAACTTTGTCATACATATTATCATATATGCTGCGAAATATAGAAGAGGCGTCTACGTCAATATTATTGACAACCCACGTTCTCATCTTCTTGAAATCTTTATCCGCAAGAGATTTGAACAAGAGTTCGTAGTTTGAACTTTCTACATTTAAAGAAATATTCAACACACCGCCCACAGAAGCTCTTTGTATTTCATTAAGAACCCTGCGCCAGTCTGGAGCATGTTTTATAATAAGGTCCGCAATCGGTTTGGTCTGACCTTTATCGGAAATGCCTTCTTTTGCTAGAATGTCCATAACTCGATTCAACATCTGTTCGCACAGCTTCGCCATGTCTTTCTTTGTTGTATTGAATTCATAGACGCCACAGCGAGAATGTAGCGGTTCGATGATGCGGTTCTTAAAATTGCAGGTAAGAATAAACCGACAGTTATCTGAAAACTCTTCAATGAACCCGCGTAGGGCAGGTTGCGTTGATTGGGGGTTCAGATAATCTGCCTCGTCTAGAATCACGACTTTAAAATCGCCTTGTAGAGAAACCGAAGACGCGAACCGTTTTATTTTGCCTCGCAGTGTGTCAATATTCCCTTCTTCCGAACCATTAACTATGATATAATCGAGATGAAGTTCGTTACAAAGAGCCTTGGCAACCGTGGTCTTACCGGTTCCTGCGCTACCAGTAAATAACATGTTGGGCAATTCGCCGCTAGAAACAATCTCAGAAAATGTCTTCTTCAGTTTTACGGGAAGAATGACATCTTGAATTTTTTGCGGTCTATATTTTTCGACAAGTAGAAAAGAATCCATAATTACTCCTAAACATAATATAATATACTAAAAGGCGCGACAGGGCAAGCCCTGTCGCTATTCAACAACGGAGTAATTGAAATTTATTCCACCGGAGCAGGATCCTCGAATCCGAACTCAGATTGGGCGTTCTCTACTAATTGGATCATTGCAATGCATTGATCGCGAAGTTGTCCGATTGTCGCTAATTCTTCACCACGAAACCCACCGCGAGCAGCAACTGTATCAATAACAGCAACTGTACTTCGCGTGATTCTGTTGGCGAGATCTACCATTTCTTCAATTTGTTCATTTTCCATTATTTTATTCTCCATATGAACTTGTTTTCTCAAGGGCACACCAATACTCGATTGACGTTTGTTTATTAACAAAATGTGAAATCAACTTAGAAGAAATATTAACATCATAATCTCCGTCAATCATCTTAAGATTACGAATATCGAAAATGAAGTTAAAGTTTTCTTCTGTGAAAGTTCCAGCAATATCAATCGAAAAAGCATTTGATGTTTTGTCATTATTATCCAATACCGACAAACAAAGAACATTATCTTTTGCTGAGATTGACATCTCAGTATGCCCTAGGACGGAAGAAGCCTTTCGAACCCGACTCAAAGTGTCTTGAGTCAAAGTAAAGGAAACGTCCGTCGAAGGCATTTTAATATCCTTTGCTGGTTTTGTCAGAACTTCGAGGTCAGAATAAAAATATTTAATTCTTGACGTGCCGACCAAGTCTCCAACGACAACGTAATTCTCTTCGAATTGCAGTCTTGGTTGGTCGACTAATGATAGCACACTAAGAAACTCATTAAGATCATAAATACCAAACGTGAATGGAAACTCAACGTCTAGTGTAGATGAACTCAAAAGGTTTCTTGCCTCTGAAATTGTCTTGAGAGTATTACCCTCAGTAATGACTATGTTTGGATTAATTGACGAATAGTTCCTAAGAACCTGCATCGTTGTTTCAGTAAGTTGCATAATATAATTTTCCAAAAAGGGGATTTATTCAGATGGAGTCTCTTCTTCTGTTGGTGCCTCTTCCTGCGGGGGCATGGTTGCTTGTACGAAACTGGCCAAGCGGTTTCGGAAACTGCCAACCATTTCGAGCTCATCGCCCTTTACAGCACCACGCTGACTCATCGCATCAATAAAATTGACGGCATTAGCGATATCCACCAAAGAAAGACCTGGTTCTTGCGGGGCGGATACTTCTTCTTCTACTGCTACTACTTCTTCTTCACTCATTGTTTACTCCTGTTGTTATAACGAGTTTATTTCTATTTTACTATAATGTATTCTCAATATCAAGCTAATTTGCTAAAGTTTTTGTGTTTGATAAATTCTAATTTTTTCTCAAACTTAGTTTCTAACAATTCGCCTTTATGAGAAATTACAAAGGTATTTGTATCTATACCTAAAGTATCTAGTATTTTTAAAAGATTTTCAACACCATCTGCATCCATAGAGGAGTCGAATGTTTCGTCTAAAATTAATAGATTTGTTGATATACTATTTTTCATTTTGGCGATTTGCCGCCATGTAAATAGCAAAGCCAAATCGATCCGCTGCTTTTCGCCTTCGCTGAACGAATCATACGAGAATGCGTCGCGGTGGCGCGATCGAATGGTTTCTTTGAAAGACTCGTCCAGATCAAAATGGACATAAAAGTCTAAAATTTGTAAATACTGATTGGTAAGTTTATTGATAACGGGTAAGTATTGTTTAATAATTTTGGTTTTTATACCAGTATCTTTAAGAAGTTCTGTTATAACCTGATTGTATTCTTTTTCTTCGGCAAGAACTAATTTTTTGTCTGTGAGATCGCTTTGTTGACTCTCGAAACTGATGAGAGTATCTCGTGCTTCTTGCAGGCTATGTACACCTGTTTGGAGTTGGGATAACTCACCCTGTAGAGAAGTAATTCGTCTTTGGGTCCAAGAGATTTTTTCTTTGATTGTATTGACTTCGTTTCTTTGTTCAATTTCTTCGTCAATAGATTTTTGAAGATTCTCTTTATCATTAGTCAACTTTCCTATTTGGTGTTCGCATTGTTGTCTTGCTTCTTCGAGTTCATCCCACTTGTCTTTGGCGTTCTGTATCTTATCCAATCGGAAGGAGGGTTCGATGGTTTGGCGGCAGGTGGGGCAGTCTTCGTTGTCTTCATAGAATAATATCTCTTTGTTTGATGCTTTCTGTTTAGAATTAAACTGAAAGACGTATTTACCCATCTCATTTATTTTAGAATCTAATTTAGATTGACGGGATTGAAGGTCAGATAAAACACTATCTTCCCAACTAGTTACTTGGGTGTTAAGGCGGGCCAACTCTGATTCTTCTTCAGCAATCAATTGTATCTTTTCTTGTTTTGCAGACTCAGAGATTTTTGTCAATTCACATAAATGTTTTTTCTGTGACATTATCTTAGTTCTAACAACCTCCAATTGGTGATTGTTTTCGGTTATATTTTCTTTCAGAGTTGAAATTTTATCTTTCAAGATACCGTTCATCTTAGAGAAAACATTGATATCTAAGAGGTCTTCAATTATTTCTCTTCTGGTACTGGCAGGTAACTGCATAAAAGGGATAAATGAAGAACTTCCAAGAACAACAATTTGGTGAAATGATTTGTGGTTGAGTTTTAAGATATTTTGCTCGAGTATTTTTTGATACTCTTTATTGTGCGAGTCTTGGTTCAGTAACTCGCCGTCTCTCCAGATCTCAAAGATAACTGGTTTTATTCCTCGAATGACTTTAAAATTATGTCCGTATGCACCAAACTCTACCTCAACATGCATACCTTTATTATTGATGCTATTAATCAACTGCGCTTTGTTGATATTTCTATGCCCCTTACCAAAAAGAGCAAAAGACAATGCATCAAGCATAGTTGACTTTCCTGCACCATTTTGCCCAACTATCAAAGTTGTTCGTTCGGCGGAAAGATTTATTTCTGTAAAATTATCACCCGTGGATAAGAAATTCTTATACCGCAGTTTATTAAAATTGATCACGCAATCTCCAACGTTTGTGCTTCAACCATCAGCTCAAGTACTTGATTCTTAATACGATCTTTGTTCAGATCAGTATCTACTGCATCTATGTATGTGTAGAGAAGATTTTCTGTATTATCAATACTTATATTCTCGTCATCTACATTGCTTCCCGTAAAGTCTTGGAATGTCTCGGCAATCTGCAGTCCCAGAATCTTCCTTGAATTAATTCTATCAACAAACTTTTCAAACTCTATTGGGTTTGATTTGTTAACAACAATTAGTTTAACGAAATTGTCATCTAGTTTAGATAAGTTTTGAGTCGCGAGTTTATATGCATGTTCGCCTGTGTCATCATAGTATAACTTGGTGAATATTGTATGCGGGTTTTCGATTGCCTCGATCTCTCTTGTTTCTGTATTTAATACATGAAAGTATTTACGGTCGTCACAATCGCCCCAGAAGAATTGCATCTGAGACCCAAGGTAATGTATGTTATCATTCTTAGACTTAGTGTGATAATGCCCCGAGAGCACTGCCTCGAACTTCGAGAAAGCGTTTGCGCTCATACCCCCAACCGACTTAACACCTTTTTGCATTTCAAACCCTGCGAGCTCGAGATGCGCTGCTACCACTTCGGCAGTGCAGTTCTTAATAAACTGCATTGTCTTTTCTTCGTTCTCAGTATTTATCCATGGAATAAGGGCAACGTTTAGACTTCCATACTGAATCACTTCGGGTTTTTCAATGATGCGCACCTCATTCATATAGTGCCCAAGGAGTTCTTTGAGAGCGTTTAACCTATTAGTATTTTTGTAATATACATCGTGGTTTCCTGGGATAATATCCATATGAATACCAAGATCCCTAAGCACATCAAGGAAAATACGACGGTTGTGATTAAGCGCTTTAAAATTAATCGACGTACGGTTTTCATAATAATCACCTAAGTGCAGTATCTTCTTGATGCCGTGCTCTTCAAGATATGGAAAGAAAACATCGCGATAAAATTTCTCTTGATAATCCATAAAGATTTCTGATGAGTTACGTACACCGCAATGAGTGTCGTTTAGTATCGCTACTTTCATATATTAACCTACTAAGAATTCAGAAAGATCTGAGTCGACGTTGACTGTTCTTTTTTTTCTCTCTTTCTTTTCGTAATCTTTAATTGCATTATCGTTTTCTTTGATCAAGTCAATTCTTTGTTTAAGGCTTTCTACAAAGGCATGGGTTTGTCCGGCAGCCGGATTGTTTTCAAACTCTTCTGCTAAAAGAGTCTCTAGACCAGTCTCGGCAAGATATTTGAGTTTTATATCTTGCTGTTTTTTCTCTTTCTGGATTCGACGCAAGAAAGCGTACCAAGAGATCTGAGTGAAATACGCAAAGGCGTTGGGTTTTCCTGTTCTCGTGGCAGTCTCGAGATTGTAATTTTCGATTGCCTTCAGGCAGTTTTCGACCGCGTCCATCACCATCTCTTCGCGATAGGTGTATCGAACAAAGTTGGCCTTGTGCGATAATCCCTCGGCAATCTTAAGAAAACAAGTAGCGATGTAATCTGTCACCACAGGTTTTTTAGAATTATTTTCCTTTGCCGCGTTTGCTGTTTCTACATATTCGACAACGGCCATAGAAAAATCTGCGTTGTTAACATAATGTGGTTTGTCTTTGGGTTTCATCGAACACCTTCAATTCAATATAAAAATTTATTATACTATAAAAAATAACTTATAACAAGGGGGTTGCTATTATGATCATTTTGCGGTAAAATAAAGCTTCTAGCGTTAGGGAATGTAGTATACACGAGTTAGTGGAGTATGTCGTCTCCGTTTGGAAAACGAATTACATTACTTACTGTATTCTCCGCAGAATCTAAATGATCCTTTTTCGCCAAATTAACAATTGCTTCTGCAGTTTTTTGAAGATTTTTTAATTGTTCTAGTTGTTGTTTTTCAAAAGCCTTTTTTCTGTCAATTGCCATAAAATGCATCTCTTCAAGAGCAGACTTAAACTGATACAAAAGATATTTGTTGGGATTAGAAGTGCCGATAATATGGTCACTGTTGATTATAATATATTCATCATCACTCTCAATATATTGTACCCAAGGTTTAAAAGTATAATATGATTCTAAGTTGTTTGGAGAAACTACGAGAGCAATCTTCATAGCGTTCCTAACAACAATTTCTTTTTCGCCGTCTTCCGGCCAATCAACAACATCACAGATAACTTCTTCACCATCAGACAATTTGAATTGTTTTACATCATACATCATTTTAATTTTATCTTGGTTAGTTTATGATTAAATTTCTCAGTATCGTATATTTTTATTCTTTCAGCGCTATGACGCAAGGTGAAATTTGTTTTTCCTTTATATCTTAAGTCGTCGGCAATATCATAGAGTTTTGTTGTTCTGCCATCATCTGACACTCGTAGACCTCGACCAATGGACTGTAACACCCTGATTTGCGATTTGCTGGGAGATGCGAATATAATGTTATGGATATTGCGTATGTTAATCCCAGTACTAAAAGTCCCCAAGGAAGCAAGAGTAATAGAATTTGACTGTGACTCGATAATTTTTCGAACTGCTTCACGGTCAGTTGTTTTAGTTTCACCAGATACATAAAATAATTTCCTATTTTCGTCTAATTTATTTTCAATCAAATCTCTAAGAATCTTTCCGTGTTTTTCTACAAGGTTGAAAAGAACAAGAGTGTTGCCTTCGAGAGAACAGGTAAGGTTTCTAATAAAGTTATTACGCCCAGAATGACTAACAATAAAGTCAATTTCTTCATGATAAGTCGCGTCTTTTAATTTGTTTCTAACATCTTCTTCGTATTCAAGCAGTATAATATCTATATCTAAATTAGCAAGTTGTTTGTCTTCCTGTAATTTAGCAGTGGTAGTTACCTTAGTTACCGGACCAAACAACCCTTCTAGAACCATTTTATTAGTTTCTGTACCGTCTAAAGTCCCTGTTGTGCCAAAACGATATTCAGCATTAATTGCTTTATTCATAATAGAAGAAAGAGATTTTGCTTTAAACCCGTGGCATTCATCACCAATAACCATACCAAACTGCTCAAACCATTTTGGGTGTAGTTTATGTATAGATTGCCAAGTGCTGATGATAATTTTCTTATCACTATCCTTATCTTTACCCGAATATATTATATGGCAATTTTCTTCAGAATCGTACCCATAATCGGCAAAGTCTTTGAACATCTGTTCAACCAGTCCTGTGGTCGGAACTACGATTAGAACTTTTTCAGAATAAAGGTTAGTGTACCATCTTAGCAGTAAATATATAATAAACGATTTACCAGACCCAGTCGGAGAGACTAGTACTGCTCTCTTGTTCTCGACAGCATGAGTGAAAGCATCATATTGATAGTCCCTTGGTAAAAATGGCAAATTCTTAAGAGTAGAAATCCATTTAAGGGTTTCCATATGGTTGACAGAGTTTAACTGATTGGGCAAACCATAAGAAGATTCTTCGAGGGTCACTGCGTACATACGCTCCGCAGCAAAACGTTTGATTTTATTATAAAGACCAGCGTTGATCTCTCCGTTGGTACGATTAAGCATGTGGATTTGACCGTCCCAAACTCTTTTCTTAAATGCCGGCATAAACTTATGCCCTGGAACAAAGAAAGAGAAATGATCGTACAATTCTTGAGCAACCTGAGAAGAACACTCTACAAGTTGTAGCATTGCATGGTTTTTTAATTTGAGTTTAATTATTTCCACGGGTCATATAATATTTCAAAAGGTTTACGTAGTAACGAAATTGTTTAGGATGCTGTTCGTAGTTGGGCAAGTTGGGAAATCTAAGAACTAATTCTTCGTAGATTTCTTCTGATGTCATTTGATTAAAATCCTGCTTCAAACTTTTTATACTCGATTATGTTTTTTATCGTTTGATGCCTCCACTTGAGGTTTTCAACTATCTCTTTAACAGTATCTATACAATTCTTAAGATACTCTATTTTCGCCTCGCTCGCCACTAGTTCTGGGTCTGCCTCTACATAATGCTCCATCTCACCTTTCAATATTTTCAAACCATCAAAGGGGTCTGGATCCCAACCAAGTTCTACAACTTCTTCGTGGGGCATTTTACCTTGATACCACTTCCATTTTAACAACATAAGTTCTTTCTGTTTAAACTCTGCTTGTTTCAACTTCAATTTTGTATGTGCTAATAACGACAGATATTTCGCGTGCAACTCAGGAGTTTGCCGCGAGGATTCGTCGATAGCGTTGGGGTCAATTCGGCAGTCTGTCTGCCATTCTTTTAATATTTTATCTAAATTCATAATGTATGTTTCGCGGAAGGTTTAATATATTATACTATACTACTTCAAAATATACAAACTTAAACGAAGCATTAAATATAATCGGCGTAACGTCGCTGGTTTGTGTGGTAAATTCAATATCGCCGATAGAAATAGGAAATGCAGAATAGTATTTGATTTGTTTAACCACATTGTTATGACTAGACAATATAGAAACTGTTATGTCCGATTCAGTAGGAATCAATGTATCTCTGAAAGCATCAGTACTTGTTACCTGAGGAGATTCGACAAACCGTTTCATCCAGTCGTAAATCTCATTATAGGTATTCATTTCTTCATCAACGAGAAAGTTGAAAGAAACCTGGCCAAATTCAATCTTATCCCCGACAATCGGAGCATTTACTCTTCGAAATGGCATCTCTACTGCAGAGACATCTATAGAGGGGTGCTGCACCGACTGTGCAAAATACTCCAGGTTTGGATAATTCTCCCTACTGATAGTTACAGAAAATCCTGTTGGTTGTAGATAATTCACATTAGTAGTTAGGGTTGCCATACTAGTACTCGGTGTCTTTACGGATATTTATACAATATTTAAGGCAAAAAAAACCCCCGTCTTTCGACGAGGGTTCTCAAATTGAAGTATAGAAAACTATTCTTCTTTTTCTTACTACGTTTATGCTTCGTTGAGGATATTGTCAACTCGGAAGATTCTGTAGTATTCGTTAGAACGCGCAGTGGCAAGACCGTCAGCAGGAGCATTACCAACATATGGGTTTGATGCCATGCCGTAACGAGTCTTGAAACCAATCTTAGGTTGGAACGTATCTTCAGCAACAGCGCGGAACATTTGCAGAGGGACGTATGGGCAGTAGAATACACCTGAGTCATAAGGGTTAGTACCTTTATAACCAACAGTGATGTAGTCAGCAGTGCTATACGGATCAATGTAAACCTTAGTGCGACCGTTTAATACGCCAGCAAAAGTATTACCCGTGTCATCTACTTGCAAAGAAGTAGAAAGAGCAGGTGAATAGTCAAGCATGCCAGAAGCAGAAAGAGCAGTCGCAACGTCTGAAGAACAGATTACGATGTTACCCTTGCCGCGACGAGTTGCTTTAGCAATTGCGTTACATTCACGCTCGAGGTGAACGATTAAACCTTTATACTTCTCAACAGACCAACGACCATCAGCATCAACAGAAAGATCGAAGATACCTTTAGTAGCGTTAGTGGCTTGTTGTGCACCCAATACTGCTTGTGAGTTAATCGTACGAACTACTTCACGATTAATTTCAGCAAGAATTTCAGTAGAAAGGATGTTAGCAAGTTCTGTTTCAGCGTCAAGACCGTGGATTGCTTTAAGATCTTGTGCCAATTCAATTGTGTATTCTGCCTTGAGAGCACGTGACTTAGCAGTAACGGTTGCTTTCTCAATGGTGAATCCCATTTCGTTGAATTGCTCTCCACCAGTGCTGCCGAGTAATTCAGCAGTAGCAGTAGACATACCGCCAGCAAAAGTAGCAGGGTGTGCGTTGTCGGAATCGCCAATGTCGCCGTCGTTATCAGTATCAACAACGCCAGCAAGACCAGAAGGACTAGCGCCTTGTGTGGCAGCAGAATCACCAGAGTAATAAGTCTGTGCTTCGTTGAACAATGCTTCTGTTCCAGAAGTAGTAGCACCAGCCAAAGTCTTGTACTTGCTCTTCATAGCAAAGATAAGACCAGTAGGACCAGTCATAGGTTGAACACCACAGATGTCGTATGCCATCAAATTAGGCATTGCACGACGTACGAGTGCGATCAAAACAGGATTCCAGTTATCGACAGCACCACCAGCACCACCGAAAGAACCACTACCAGCCATTGTGCCAGCTTCCATCAAAGACTGCTCGCCGCTTTCACGGAAGGCGATTTCTTGGTTTTCTAAAATTTGTGCAGTAACAGCACGACGATGTGAATCACCGATTTTACCGGCAGATTCTTCGTTGAGCACAGGTGCCCATTTTTCCATTAGTGTATCGTAAGACATTTCTTACTCCTTAGTTGTTTTTTTGATTGCTTGTAAATAACGATCCATAGTAGAAGTAACATCTGCGGGAACGTCGTTCGCCCAGTCTTCAACTATTTCTTCTGATTCTTCGATGATTTCTTTCTTAAAGTAAGATTCTTTAACAGTTTTAACTTTATGTGCAAAAGATTCTTCGTCTTCGAAATCTAAAGATTCAACTAATGATCGTAGTTTTTCAACTTCAGTTTGTGCAAGGTCATTAGCAGATTCACGAATAATCGTTTCACGCTTTTGCACTTCTAATTCTTCGTTTAATGACATCATTGCTTCGGTCGCAGAATTAAGTTTTTCTTCTAATTCTTCAACTTCAGAAGCAAGTTCGTCAACTAGATCGACCTTAGATTCTGGTACTTCGATGTAAGATTCAACGAACAAACTCTTAAGCGAGCTCATGAACCCTTCAGCGATTTCAGTACGCAAACCTTGCTCGATAGCAAGATGGTTTGTTTCCATCCATTGCTCAACTACATAGTTGAGGTAGTTATCAACTTTCTCGACAAGATCAGCGCGGTTGCTCTGAACTTCTTCTTCGAGTTTTGTGTGATATTCATTTTCCAAACGATCAACTTCTTCAGCGATCTTGGAACGAATTGCAGTTTCGAAAATTACAGCAGTCTTCCCTTTGAACTCGTCAGAGAGAGTTGCTTCTGATTCAACCAATTCACTCAATTCTTGGGAGAAATCGTAAGAATCTTCGGGCAGTTCAACTGCTTCTTCTTCAACTTCACCAAACTCTTCGTGCATTTTAGCATATGCTGCAGCTAATTGGTCTTTTTTCATACCATTCATTTTGCTGTACATTGCGTTGATCATACCTGCTTTAGTTTTCGGCATTGGGCTCTGTTTTACAGAACTTGATGCGTCTGCGACTGATGCTACGGATTGTGCCTCAGCATTTTTCGTATCGTGAGCTTCCTCGATTTGGTTGTCCTCATCGTGAAGATCAAGGTCTAAATTATCTTCAGACATATTTGACTCCTATTTATTTGATTTGAGCAACGAGAGGAAATTTTTAAACTCACGAACCTGAGTCTCATAGAGATCAGTACGCGGAGCCTTTTTAATTTCAGTCTCCATTTTTTCAATCACTTGAGGTTCAATAATGCCATTATTCCAGACCCACTCAACGCCTTCCATGATTCCATTAACAAATGCTGCCGGAGCCGATGGATCTTGTACGATATCTACCGTGTTAAGAATAAAGTCGTCTTTCACGACCATTGTGCCATTTTTGTTCTCAAGACTACCCATACCACGAGTTGAGACACCTAGTTGAACGCCACCTTCAAGAAGACCTTTTACAATCTGTCCCATAGGAGTATCCAATATTTGTGCCTTTCCAACAACATCATTACCTTCCCACTGAAGGTCGGTTATGAGGTGTGAAACTTTGTCAAGGTTCACAGTAGGACCTTCTGGATGATTTAACTCACCGACTGATCTTTTCTGCGACACCTGATCGGTAACGTATTTATCCACTGCCTTTTCCATAATGGCTCGAGGATAAACACGCCCGTTCCTATTCTTTTGATCTGCTTGTGCAAAAACGCCTTCTATTGCATAACCTTTACCTCCGCTTTTCGCTTCAGTAATCACTGTTTCTATTGGTTGACCAATATATTCTGCAATTAGTTTCATCTACATTTCCTTTGCAAAAGCAACACCCATCTTCTCTGCTTCTTTCTGAGAGCGATAGGTGTCTAATTTGTCACCATCGATATACGCGGTGAAACCCTTTTTATCTTTGTGTACCATAACATCGTGTTTGTTTACTTTTTTGGAGAAGACATGTTCGCCTTTAGGCATTTTCTTCGCTTCTCTGATGTTTTTAAAAGTTTTCATGGTTTTATTTATAATAAATTAATATTTAAGAATCTTCGGGTTCTGTTGTGGGTTCTTCCACTTCTTGTTGTTGGTTGAAAATCTCCCCCGCAACCTTGATCCTTGTTTGATCTAATGCGTTTTGAACCCTATCGTTAAGCAAATCTGTAAACTGTTTCTCTGCTTGGTTGTAGTTTTTGTCCTGGATGTAGTCTAACAAATCTTCGATCGGATTGGTTTCTTCAACCGATTCTTCATCAGAAACCTCGACCTCATCAACAGTTTGATCGATTTCTTCAATTTCATTTTTTATTTCTTCTACTTCACTCATTTTATATCCTCGCTATGTAAGATGTTTTCTTCAAGTTATCTTTTAGTTTTTTACCAGTAGAACCTGCTACGTTGTGTTCTGAAAGTAACTCATCCCAAACCTGATCCGCAGCTGCATTTGCTATTGCAGCAACATCATCGGGTGTAATCGCAACCGCAACTGCTTCTACCGTAATCAGATCAACAATGTTAGATCTAACCAATGATACTGAAACACCTTCTGCAAAATAGAACGGTGTTTCTCCTGCTTCTCGTGTATATAGGTTTCCTTCAATTGTTAATGTATAGGAGTTCTTTGACGCAAAAGGTTGTATTCTCCATCCGTTTTCAAGGAAGTATGTAACGCCAAGATCTCTATCATCTGTAATCGGGTCACCACCAACAGCTGTAAATGCCTTTGGCCATACAACAGGAAGCGGCGATTCTGTCGAAAATTGCGACCACTCTTTCCAAGCGGAATACAAATCAGATTTAACGTCTAACGTGGTTATCCCTTCATTTATATAAATGTTTCGGTTAGCGCCGTCAAAGGCAACCTTTTGGTTTGGGAATCCTAATACCGGATCCCAATTCCAATTGGTGCCATATTGGTGATGAATAAATGCCATTACTGATTAAGTTCTTTCCACACAACGTTGAATGTTATGTAAGTTCGATCAGGTGCAGATGGTTGTGATCCACCTGGCTGGAACCCAAGATCGTCTCCACCGATTGGATTGTACATAAACGTCCAAACAGGAGAAGCTGGAGGTTCACCTTCAATGTTACCTTCATCTGCTAAATCATATGCAGGATTGCTCCAACCAGAAGAACTGTATGCATTCAAAGAGGTCTTATAATCTAATGGGTATGCATTAACACCGTTCTTAGTAATCGAAGTCAGTGTGGTACTCAACAATGATGCTCCAGAACTGTTCTTAACTGTGAATGCGGTGCCACCCGCAATACCAGTATCCAACCCTACGTTGTCACGTCCTTCGAGATATATTTGACCTGCGTCGGAGTCATAGTCAAGAACCAGAGCACTAAATCCTGACACTTGTGCGCTGTCTTGATTGCTTGGTGAAATATTGTTAATTCCCAACGGTACAATAGAAGGTGTGAAATTAATAATTCGAGTATCACGGTCATCTTCGAGCAATGACACACCACCCGCATCACTGTCGTACAACCAAGAATCGTTACTTGACAAGAAAGACAAATAGAAGTTTTTGTTCAGTAGTGTTTCGGGGCCATTGGTTTCCGTAATATCTTTGAACTGAATCACTTGCTTGTCTTCGAAATAGTGAACGTTTCCACCTCGTTCTGGGTCTTGACCAACTTGTATCTCAACACGATTTACGCCACGACTATATCGATCTGTTTGACCAAAAATATCTTGCAGAGGTTGTTTGCGTCTTGATAGTCCTACTTCTGTATTAGGTCTTACCGAACCCCATTGAATACCGTCAAACAATTTTTCTAAGTTGACATCACACACACCATCCCGAATTGGTGCTCGTATAATTTCTGGACCGTGACCAATGTGATGCCCTTTGGCATCGTATACAGCACGAATACCATCTTGTTGTGTAAATGAATCACCATCTCTTTGTATCGTAGTGTAACTGGGTGTTTCCCATTTTTCTCCTCGAAGAATACACTTCAAGAACACACGCAGTTCGCCATCTGGGAAAGTTCCGTCATTGTTAAAACAATTGAGACGAATTTGTTCTGGTGCATACAGAGAGTGGTTATCTTGTCCGGCGGCAGGAAAACCAGCAGGGTATTCGGAAACCGGACGCATTGAGGTGATGTAATAAGCACCCTGCGTATATGGAACACCCGCAGTAGTTACTTTGTTATCAATCATGAATGTTTCATCAATAGAACTTGGCTTTCCCAATTCTTGAATGGGGTCAGTTTGAGCATCTGTCCAAACACCAGCGCCCAATGCATAGAAATAATCAGCAGTATCTTCTGTCGGCGCAGACGTTCTCTTAGTTGCCCAACAAATAGGTCTTGCATTCAACCCGATAGCATTTGTTTGCCATCCGATGTCGGTTCGATTACTCATATCCATTTCATGACAGATGATTCGTTCACCGTTGATGATAATACCCCAACGAATAGAACCTCCACCCAAGTTTTGATAATCGTAGAAATATTGGTTTGCCGCTGTGACATCAAGGGTTACACCTGATCTGTTGCCATTACCGCCAGCGCCATCCAGACGATCTCCATTCCAATTTGATTGTGGTATAACGGTTTCTGTCTGAACCCCGTCAAAAGTCCTACGATGTACGACAGAGAGACCTGACCCAGTGAGACGGAACATAAACCCGTCAGTTGCATCAAATGGGCCCCAGTTTCTCACACAGGTTGCTTTACCAGCATCAGGAATCATGGTTCCCATAATAACGAAGATACCAGAACCATACGTTAACGGGTGATAAAGGTGTGAGGTGTTTGTTGCAAGATCATTGATAGCACCGCCACCAAGATTACCTTCTAAACCAAGACGTATCCATTTCTTACCTGAGTCCCATACAGCAGTGCCAGAACCCAAGAGAGAGTTTGCAAATTGCGAGGGCATTGCATCAACGTCGAAAACATAATTAGCAAGAACCTTTGAGTTAGCAATACGTAACTGACCATATGCCGCAAGTTCTGGTTGTCCTTCTGAGAATCTAATGCTTGCCGCACCGAAACGGTCAATCTCTAAGCCGTACTCTGGGTTGTCGTACCCCATAATGTGGGTAGTTGGTACGTATACGTCATATGCTTCAACGACTGTACCTACGTTGGTTACACCGTCCGGTGCTGTTATTGTTTTACCGACAGCAGGAACTGTATTTTCAAACTTTGCTGTTTTGTTGTAGTGTATTGCTAAAATACCAGTTCCATCGCCTTTGTCATATACACCGTGAACGTGAATCATACCGAAATCGGAAACGGTATACATTGATCCAATCTTCCAAATATGACCAACCAAAGTACCGCCTGCGGTAAATGCTATTTCGGCAGTATGTATCATGTACAGGCGATCGCCCGTACTCTCCGGTGGTATTCTGGTGTATCTTTTTTCGCCTGTCATTTTAGATCCTGTTAAATTCGGTTGTTATCTTTCTATTTATACTTCAAACGCATCGAAGTTTCTGTCAACAACTTGTGACAATGGAAACGAATTGTTTGTTGATGAGATTGTTTGATTCAATTGGTAAATGGGTAGACTACCCACTCTGAATGCTAAGATGTCTACTACTGTGCCCGTTGAAACCTCAAAGGTATATGAAGCATCTACTTTTTCTACTGTGACTGTTTCGCCTGGAGAGTCTATTATATCGGATAATTTACTAGTCGAAGATGCAACGTCAGTAACGTTGATTGCCGATGCCGTGGGCGTGCCCACTACCGTATAGGTATCAAAAATCTTAAGATCATTTCTTTGGGTTACTCGAACTTGGTCACCATCTACCAGATTCATCGTCGTGAAATCTGTCGTACCTGTTCTAAGTATTTGTGTTATATTTGCACCGCCACCAGTGTCTAACTCGATGTCTGTTCCTGTGACTGCTGAAAGAACATCTTCATCAAACAATGTGGTGGGTGATGCTACCGCAGATGAATAGGGTGATGGGTTTTGTAGAACTGAAACTTCTGTGTTGCCTAGAAGACCAGAGACTGTTGCAGTCACCGCAAAGACTACTGTTGTAGTCGATGAAGCGGCATTACGTACCGTAACGTTAGTGCCACCGACAATGTTAATTGTTACTGCTCCACCAGAGTTGTTGAATACCATCGCATCGGTGCTACCGCTTGCTGGTGTATTGTTTGTGCCTGGATTTGCAGTTGAGTAACCAGAAAAATTCCAATCGGTAAATGTATATGTACCCGCCGCAGTAATCTCAACACCATGACCAGTACCATCACTGGTAAATGTCAAATTTGTCTGATTAGTTGAGTTGCCAGAAGCATCAAGTAAAATTGCACCATTGGCATTACGACTACCATTAATTGAACAATTCGTAACAGTAATTGTTGAGAAATCTATTTGCCCACAGTTAATAAATGTGCTATTAAGTACTTGTCGAGTTGTTCCACCTGTAACTGGCCACGAGATTGTTCCCATGTCAATATACTGTGTGTCTTGAATGTCCACGATGTCCATGTTATTATTAGTATAATCCCAGATAGCAGGTTCACCCGAAGATACAAGTACGCAGTTGTTTAAGACAAAAGAGTTGATGCCTGTTGTATTGCCTATCGTTCTAAAAATAAAATGACCCGTTCCTAACTGTTGACCATCGAAATAAATCTGAGAGTCACTTTGTTCAAAGTATGAATCCGATGTTCCTGCATCACCCCATTCCATAGACGCATAAAGTGTGAATGATGAACCAACACCTCTACCGAATAACCCCCATCCACCCGTTGAAGGGTTATCATCCTGTGTTTGTAATGCGTCTAAAGTTATAGGTGTACCAGATGTTCCTCCATCAATTGTAAACGCATAAGACCCGTTGTTGATGAAGGTCATTCTATCAAGGAATAAGTTATCAACATTACCACGAGCGGCAATAGCGTGAATTGAACCATAACCCACCGAACCTATTGCAGTAAATGTTGGTGCACCATTACCTCGATGTTGAATTACGGTGAGACCTGCTCGGTTTGAGACATCTAATCTCAAACAGTAGAACTGCTTTCCTATTACTAGTCCGGGGTTATCGTTACCACCGATAACATACCCTTGGTTTGGATCATTGTTAGCGTCACCATTTCCCAAAACAACTTGCATTCCATCAAGTGCTTCAGTTTGAACTAGGTTGTCTTTAACAATAACCCAAACAGTGGCATCGGACAAATCTAAGTTAAGGTTTGTTCCCGCTGAATTTTGATGTGCAATCAAAAATTCTTGAGCATTTGAAAACTGAGCAGAAATACTAGAAGTGCCTTCATAGAAGATTTCTGTATCGACAGCGCCCACATCAGAACCATCGAATTCACCTGTAGGTCCTTCGCAGTTATTGATTTGTGTTCGGTTATCGACAGCCATTTAGTCCTCTAAATCCAATGCAGTCTTAACTGCTTGTGACAGTTTCTCTGCACCTTCTGCTTGACGTTTCTCTTCCATTTCTTTTTTGTAAGCAAGAACTTCTTCGATTTCAAATTCCCACGAAGAATCGGGGTTGCCGTCCACAAACTGGACAGTACCGTCATCATTGTATATCATATCGGTAGGAGTAACGTAGTGTGCTGTTAGATTATCACAGGATTGTGATTTCATTAGAAGCTCGTCTTCGGTTAAAGACAAAATCCCAGCTGCATTAGAAATTGATATTCTCATAATTTATCCTTTAGTAAAAAAGTGGGGGGAGAGACTCCCCCCGTTCACGTTTATTTATTAAGGCGCGTAGTTTCTTTCGAGCGGGGCAATGACCGAGAAGTCTTGACCAGACGCATCAGCAATTGTAAAGTTTGATGATATCCATTGTGCTTTATCCGTTCCTACCGCACGAATTGTGACAGGTACCTCAGTTTCAGTAATTCTGTCTTCTTCTGCACCTTGGTTGGGTTGGGTATTAGCAGTGTATGCAAACGACCACTCATACTTACTATCAGCGTTCAAAGCCGGAGTACCAACTCCACTCGCAAGAGTTCCTTGAATTTCATTGTTCGTAGAATCCAAAACAATGACCGCATCAGGCGAATCGACAGGGTTGAACCGTAAGAATCCAGTTGCTGTCTGACTTGTTGCATAACCACCCTGATTAGACAAATCGTCAATATATGATACATTTATCACATCACCACCACCAGCAGAAACACCGTTAGTTACTTTAAATACGCCGTCTAGTCCAGCATTAGTGAATCCGGTAAACTTCATATATGAATCAGTGTCGATGTCGTATGTGAAGTTTCCTGCATCACGAGTAATAGTACCAACACCCGTTGCGTTACCCGAATAAGTCAACCCTGTTGAAGCCGCTTCTTCGTGTTGTTGAGTGTAAGTAAAGAACATGGTGAAGGATGCAGCTGCATCTGCCAGTAAGTTACTTGTTGCAAGATCACCAAAGGAAATGAATCCAGTTGCAATTTTCGGAAACGATTCAAGGTCGCCATCATTGTCACGGAGTTTAACATTACCAATTACACCACTTGGCCAGTTGTAGAACAGTACACCAGTACCATCTGTGACAGTTGCTCTATCTAAGTTACCGACACCCCATTGCGCAGAATTTGGCGTTAGAAGGTTTACTGATTCAAGAACAAGACCAACAAACTTCAACATGGCATCAGAAGTCTTACCATTCTGGGTTCCAGTGTTACCAGCTTCAATATCTGAATCAAAATCAATAGAACCACTCTGACGTAATTGATATTGTACCCAAGAGTATAATTCTTTCAGAGTCAATTGACCATTTGCAGAAGAACCATCTCGTGCATTAATTGTAACACCGAATGATGAGTTTGCATTATTCAAGTCAGTAGTAAAGTACTGTCCTGATACTTGATCCAAGTTATGGAATATGATGTGAGGTCCGTTAATAAACTTAACGTCTTCAGCGCCAGCAGTTGTTACTTGGATTGCTTTATTTAATGTGATTGTCGTCGCGTCATCTACAGAGTCTACTCTTGTACCACCAGCAAAAATTTCATTACCTCCAATTTGTTCACTGTATACATATGAACCCGCAATAATACCTGTGGTGTCGCCAACATTCAAAGTTGTTCCACTGTTTACACCAGTAATTGTCGTATCAACAGTAACTGCATCATACTTTTGACCAGCAGCATTGGCAGCTTCAATCTGTACGTCTGTAACTGTAGGAGTAACACCATCTGCAGCCAAATAATCAAGGTCAGTCGCTTCACTCAATGGGAAACGATATACTTGGAAGTTAATGTTACCAGTACCAGTACCACCAGCATCTGGAATACCAATGTCTGGAGTGGAAGATTTACCGTAAGTCTTTCCTTCTGTTCTAATGAAAAGAGAAAGAACTTGATTAGAAAAATCACCAGCATCGTCAACTGCATTGTCTATTAAGATTGCTTCGTTAACTGGTCCAAGGAAGTCAAAGTCTACCGGAGTAGACCAAGCCGTTGTGGCACTATTATAGAAAGCATAGTAAACACGATCACCCATGAGTAACACTTCAGCACCGTCAAAGTCGCCGCCGTGTGCGGCACTCAAGGTAATTTGGTTTGCGCCGTCAATGCTTACTACTTTAGTGTTTGCAGGAATTGTGCCGGTTCCGGATAGTACTCGTACTTCCATACCAACTGTAATGCCAGTAATAGTGTCTACCGCTAATGTTGTATCTGCGGTCGAATCAACCCCAGCTCCGATAGTTACTGTATCGATTGTACCCAGAGAAACAATACCAACATACTTTGGTCCATCAACTTCACCGACTGACAGTTCTTGCCAACCAGCATCTCTCAACAATTTTCTGTCGGTGTTCGTTTCCATTGTCCAGTCAAAACCAAATTCAAACTGTTCAGGAGTAATTGCAACAAGTGGAAAGGGGTATTCGATCAGGTGATTGACAACCAGAAGTTCTGTGGTGTTATCCATAACAGGACTTGGTGTTTGGTCGAGTGTCATGCTGCTACCATCTGCCGCGACCGATACAACCGTTGCGAAACCTCCAGCAAGGGTACCAGAACCAGCAGAGATTGAAACTTTCATGCCAGGCAATATGTTTAATGAGTTACCTCTAGTAGACGCTTCACCTGTGGTGCCTGTGATTGCAACACCGTTGTAGGTGAACACAGTGCCTACCGTTGAGTCTGGAGAACCAATATCTGTCCAGTTAGCATCACCAGCAACTTTAATTTGATATTTTGTACCTGTGACCAATCCCGCAACATCTACATCAATAGAAACATCGTCAAAGGTAACTGTTGTTCCTGAGCTGCCTGCGATTGTAGATGTAAAATCTGTTAAACGCCAAACGTTCTTAAGGTAAGAGTAAAGTGCCTGTAACGATACACCATCGTCAGACAAAGTATTACCCGTCGTTGTTTTGGTTAAACCAATATCTCGGTTGGTGGTATCGATATCTACTTCTGTGCGATACAACCTTCCTGCACTTGTTATTTTTGCCATTTAAATATTCTCCGTTTTTTTAAAATACTCAATTTAACATGACAAATGGTTACGTTTATTTATAAGGATTAATCTGCAGAATACGTATAAGTTGCACGATCATTCCAAGTTTTATCGAAATTTGCTGTTCCGTTTGCCCAGAGAATGTCTAGGTCACCGTCTGCACCAAACTCATAGATTCGTTTGATTCTCCAGATAGACTGCCCTTTTGTGGTGCCAGGCACTGCTTCGCCAACATAAGTAAATCCATTATCTGGATCTTCGTCTACTAGTTTGTCGTATTGCACTTCTAAATCTGCCTTTAGTCTGTCTAATATTGTTAAAAAAGATTGTACAACAAACTTCTTCTTATTTGGATCGAACACCAAAATACTATCACCGACCACGCTACTCAAACGAGTTTTGTCGACATCTGCATTGTCAAGTATCTTGTATGAACCACCACCACCAAGAGTAGAAAGAGATTTTTGTACATTGGCAAGAGTACGTTCAATATTTTTGTTTACTGTGTTAGAATTCTCCGATAACCTTTCGTTGAATTGTTCTAGGGCTTCTTCGAACCTCTCTTTATAATCTGGTCCTGCCTCACCTTGTATTCCTTGTGGTCCTTGTTCGCCACGCTCTCCCCGCTCGCCCTTTTCGCCACGAAGTCCAGTATCTCCTTTGTCTCCTTTGACACCCATGGGTCCTTGTGCGCCCACGTCTCCCTTGGTTCCATCAATGCCGCGATCACCTTTTTCGCCCCTGCTACCAGTTGCTCCAGTGTCTCCCTTGGTTCCTTGATCTCCCTTATCACCTTTATCACCCTTTAATCCCTGCGGCCCTTGTAATCCTTGTGGTCCTTGTTCGCCACGTTCTCCTCGTTCTCCATCCTTGCCAGCAATTCCAGCAACACCTTGAAGTCCTTGTTCACCTTGTTCGCCGCGTTCGCCAGTATCTCCTTTCTCGCCAACAGGTCCTGGTGCTCCATCATTGCCATCGGAACCACGTTCGCCGCGTTCTCCTTTATCGCCTCTATCGCCTTTGTCGCCTTTAACACCTTTGTCTCCCTTCTGGCCGTCGAGACCCGCAGGTCCACGCGTGGTTTCGACATCATTAATGATTTCGTACCATTTTTCTTCTAATTGCCCTATCCGTTTTTCAGTATGTGCTATACCGAAGGCAGTAGTTACAACAGGACTAATCTTGCTCATTCAATTTGCTCATAAACCGAGTCATATTTTCCAAAAGTTCATCTTCTTGAGATGGAATATATTTTTCTTCTTTCTCTGGGGGTATTTCTGGTTGATTTTCTCCCGTTGGTTCAGTGGGTTCTTCTTCATTATCATCAATATCGCCAGAAGAAATCTCAGCATCTATTTGTTTTTTCATTTCTTTCATTTCTTCTTGGGACAAACGTAGAATGTTCGTCATAATCCATTCTTTGCTCAAATATTCGCCAACAAACTGAGAAGCTTCTGACATTATTCCTAGTCGGTCTCTTAAAATCTCTGTTTCTTTCAATTCAGAAAAATAATTATCTTTGATGAAATCAACTACAATATCATTTTTCCATTGTTGCCAATCTTGCTCGGTGATAATACCTTTAAGTATAAGTTGTTTTTTCAATACTCCGAGAAATACCTGCGAAAACCTTTTTCGCAAACGATCAACAAACTTTTGAAATTTGATTTCATCCCGACTAATCTCGGTAGATCTTCCAAGAGAAAACTGAGTTTCTTGTTCTAATCGTCCCAGAGGCACATTCAACGAGCGGTATAATCTTTTCTGAAAATATATGATATCATCAATTTGACCCAGATTATCGCCGCCAGGAAGCGTGGAAATTTCTGTGCCCCTACCACCTTCTCTTCGCGGCAACCAGAAATCTTCAAGCATAGACATATGTTTGCGGTCGTCTTTTAACTGTCCGGTGTCTGCATCATAGACCAATTTATTGCGGTATTTAGACATAATGTCTTTCATGTATTGCTCTGCTTTACCACGAGGTAAATTACCAACATCGATGTAAAAGATTCGTCGTTCGGGTGCACGAGCAAGACGATAGATGACCAGAGAGTCTTCCATCATACGTAATTGGTTAATAGGTTTAAGTGCTTTATGTAAATGTGAGACTACTTTTCTTTTAGTCTCGTCTAGTAGTCCAGAGGTAACATAACTTACCGAGTCGGTCGAAAGTTTAACTGCGGTATTTGCCTGACCTGGTTTTTCTTCGAAAATATAAAATTCTTCAGTCGTATCAACAATTTTTGCCCCAGTTTTTCCATCAATTTTGTGTTTTACTTTTTTAACTTTACGAATCTTAGATGCATCAATTAGGCGGATTTCTTGAATCCCTGCTTTAAGATTAGATTCGTTTACTAGTAAATGATGATAGATTCTACCATCAACATACCAAGACCTAAAAATATCGTGACCTAGTTCATTGAATTTGAACATTGCCACCACATTATCGAATTCTTCTGTAATTTGATCTTTAATTTTATCAGCGGCTTCGATTTTATCTAGTGAAATTTCTAAACTGGATTTTAACTCAGAAGCGCTAATAGATTCATTAACAATTTCTTCAATCGCCATATCAACTTCGGGGTGCATAGAAACCCCGCGATATTTAAGAATTAATTGATGATTGTCTTTAGAATTATCGCCATCCATATTAATGAATTGACCATAATGTCCTGCAGCAGAAGTTACGTATCCAGCTCCGTCATCATCCGTCGGAGGCACAACAGAGACAAGGTTCGACTCCGACCCTTTCTTGTTTCTACGTATCTCAAAACCAAATAATTTAATAATACTATCGTCTGCCATATTCTGTTTCCAAATAAAAAAATAAGGGGACGCCCGAAGACGTCCCACTTATTTAGTTAAACATTAACTAGTTGAATTTGATTCCCAGTACTGTACTTGGAATTCAACAGTAAACCTTTCGATTTCATCCGTGGTAGCATAGCTGACCTCGATAGGTGAAACATTCGTCGGGAAACAACCGCGAAGGTTATAACGCTTCAGAATAGAACCATCTTTGTCTAACTGCTCAACCAACAAATCAGATTGATAATCCACTGGATTGGTCAAACCGACGTTTGCTGAATGTGCGTTCATGCCATTCATCCATCGCTCCATTGAATCGCGAACAGTAAAGTCTGTATCATTGATAACAGTTACTGTCCAAGGTTCAAAAGTTCTGTCGCCAGCAATCTTTAACTGGCGTCCACGAAAAGGAACTGTAATCAGCCCCATCGTCGATCCAGGTAATTGCGCGGCTTCACACAAGAAAGATGTCAATTCAACATCACCCCCTGCGTATTGCGGGAAGTTTACGGTTGCTTGGAACAAATTGGGCCTAGCACCACCACCTCGCAGTTTTGATTTAAAGTCGTCGACTCCTAAAATTGCCATTTTTATTTCTCCTTAATGGTGTGCTATACTGTACCAACGACTTCACTAAACTCAACGCCGGTACGAACCGCAACGAAGTTAAGAGTGATGTAGTTGATTGAACGAGCTGGTTTGATAAACACTGAACAAATAAACTCGTTACGGTCAATGACGGCCGCAGTATTGTTTGTTTCATCACAAACCACTCGGAAATCTGTAATACCTCGTCGACCCTGAATTTCTCTCAGGAACGGTTCAACGATATTAACAAACTCTGCACGAGTGAATTCGTCATTGAATTCGAACATTACATTTCTTGCCGCAGCCGCAATTGCTCGCTCTACTGCTAAGAATAACCTACGAACGTTAATTCTGTCAAAGGCAGAAGGACGAGATTCTTTGGTCTTATCGCCAAAAAGAATAACGCCCTGGCCAGGAAGATTAACGATAGGGTTGATTCCTGATTTGTATAATGTATCTCTTTGTGATTTATTAGCTGTATATGCTAAGGAAGTAACGCCAAAATATTGCCCTCTTCTATTACCTGCCGGAGAGAACCATGGTGCTGATACAGCATCGGTTGCCGCCATCAATCCCGCAGTAGATGCTGCGGCCGCGATGAAGACATATTGGTCATTATACTTATCATAAACTTTAAGATAGTTATTGTCAACTACCAAGTAAGATGATGAGTTAAATTGACCTGCTGTGGTTACAGACGAGGTTACTGCAGATGCTGGGGTTTGCCCAATTACTGCGGTTCGGTCAGGCGAAGTTACTACAATACAGTCTTTTCTTAACGATGCAGCTGTGGTAACGAGGTCGTTGACCACCGTTGCTTGATCTGCTGCTGCTGACATACCAGGAGCAATTAAGAAATCTACCTGAATGTCTTCTGTGCTTTCGAATACATCAAATCCTGTAAGAATTTCACCAGTTCCAACAACACCACCATTGTTTCCGCTACCAAGTTTGAAAGATTTAGTGGTAGGCGAAGCAAGCGCGAAGTTAGTTCCAGAACCATTTCCTGCTGCGGTCGAAGACTCATCAAACGTAGAATTAGCAACGTCTGTTGAGTTGTTAAGACTAAGCGCCCAAACATAATTAGAACGATTATTGACAACGTCTAAAACATTATTGCCAGTTCCATCATTTGTTTTGGCATCTGTCGCTAAGGACAGGAAGGGGAAAGTTTCGAGAACTGCTCCAGGTGTTCCGGTTAAAGAACCCAATTTATCAAGTACGATAACATGAACTTCATCATTGTTTCCACTGGCATTAGAGACATACGTTGATGTGCCAGGAGCAGCATCAAAGAAAGATCTATAAGCCCAAGCATCAAACGTAGCATCAGCAGATGATTGAGGACAAACTTGTACCTCAATACTATTTCCTGCAGAACCAGGATATTTTGCCAAAAACGTGTGATTAGCAGAAGTTAAAGTTGGTTTTAATGTATCGAAATCACTAGAGTTCTTTACGAGTGGGATAGATCCAAATGATTCAGCTGAATCACAAGCATTTCCAGCAGAGTCGGTCATGACCCTTGAAACATAAAGACTTGTAGAGTAACGTAAAAACGAAGAAGCAGATAAAAAATCTACTGAATTCGTTATAGATGGAGAACCAAAAGTAGATACCAGCGTTGCTTCGTTGTCGATCAACACAGCAGTATCTGCAGGTCCCCATGAAAATTCTCCGGTAATAGCACCAGTTGAAGTCGTGACCGAAGGGACTACACCCGTAAGGTCGATTTCTTTAACAGTGATACTGGGAGACGCGGATGGGGTAAAAAGAGCCATATTCGTTTCCTTTTTTTTATTAGCTAATAATAAGATTTACATAATACGGATAGATATCAATGTTATTTATTTATAATTACCATAATTTAGAAGTATCCGCGTCAAAAACCTGCCAATCGTAAGATAACCCTGAGTTTCTATTTCTGCTTTCGTGTTGTTCAATTTCGTCAGAAGCATCTTCAATAAACCCGAAAGGCAAAACGTCTTCTTCGATCAATCTCATTTTTTCTGAGAACATCATTTCTTTAAGGTTTATATCTGTCATATCATAAAACATTTGTTGCGTGACAAAATACCCCAACATCACAAGGTTCATAACTAGGTCATCATGATTACCATCAGAAGCTTCGTATGATTGCCCTCTGCCCACAAAGGTCGATATTTCCAAAATTGTGTTTTCGTCAACAATCTCTAATTTGCCTGTTTCGAGAAGATCTTTAAATCCGGAGCACCCCAACCGTTTGATTTTACGGTTGACTTCCACTCCGATATGAGAAGATTTTACTGCTGAAGATACATGAGTGTTTTCGTATTCTAGGTCGTGGTATAGACCATTGCAGACCACACCACCTTGATCATTCGCCTCAACTACAACATACGCTTCGTTGTAGGCAGTTGCATACTTATATATAATATCAGGGAAGAGTATTGGAGAGATAGTATTGTTCCGATACACAGCCACTTGACTAAAAGGGCGTGTCGTAATGTCAATAACAGTGAACGTAGAATAGTCCTGACCTCTTCCTTTCGATACATCAACGGTCATGATGTATTCGTGCCCTGCGCAGGGTTCTGTATAGACGGACAATAGACCGCCCTCTAAGACCCGCAGAGGCTCTTTTGCTCTTAACGACATAAGAGTCTCTGCATTTATTAGAGTATCTCCTGTCCCGAAGAACGTATTTCCAAATTCTTGGTCAAATTGTAAAGAGCTGGTATTCGCGATTGTGGTTTGTTTCCACTTTTCATCTCTTCCAGGAACATCCCACCAATCAACCCTAAACGGTTTGAACTCGTTTACACCTTGGTTCGCGCCTTCCCAAATTTTGTGGTATATGTTTCCGATCCCATTGGCGGTTGAGGTGATGATGACTTTGGTGTCTTTTCCTGCGGATACAACAGGATAGGTGGAAGTGTAAAATTCAGATGCTCGCTCAACAAAAGCAAATTCATCGAGATAGAGCAAATTAACAGACATACCCCGAATAGAAGACCCGCTAGTGGCAGCAGCAATAATCCGAGAATTATTAGAAAACTCAATAGAACCTTTATTAAGAGTTTTACAACCAGGTTGTAAAAAGAAAGGAAGATTCTCAAGCATGAGTGTAATACGGCTGAGCATTTCTCTCGAGGTCGCCCCTTTGTTCGCGAGAACAGCGATGGTTTTTTCGGGGTGGAAGACTGCGTACCAGAGCAAATAGGCGACAGACGAAATTGATTTGCCAGATTGTCGGCAAGCAAGTACAATGTTAAAACGATTATTGTTAAAATGGTTGAACATGCGTTCTTGATAGGGGTAAAGAATGAAAGGAACAAGACCCCGATCCAACGAAATAATTTTGACATACTCACGCGCAAAATGCGCGGGGTCTTCCATACATTTTTTATATTCAAGGACTTCCTCCTTAGTCCACTGCTGTACAACACCATCGCGCTTGACATTTATATTGCCAAGATAAGTTTCGTTACTCATTCTCAACGCTAGAGACATTAATCACCTTTTCATCATCATTATTTTGTAATAGTCTTTGTAAATCTGTTGTACTTCCAAGAAAGACATTATTATTAGTTATTTGTTTTTGCTCGGGTTTTTCTTCTTTGATAACATCTTTATGTTTTTTATTCAAGTCCATTAATTTATCGGTCACGTCGGCAATATTTTTTATCATACCCGATAGGACTTCGAATGCTCTTGGATGTTCGCTTTCTCGCGCGACCTGTATCATAAGTTCAAGAGATTCTTTTCCGCCTTCAATTAATTCAATATAGGTATCTCTTGATGTGTTATAATCGTCATCAATGTTTTTATTTTTGCTCATACGCTATCCAATGCATTAAAATAATTATAATTGAAACCAAAGTCGCTATCTGATGATACCCCTTCTGGAGTCGGAGTCGTTCTGATAGTTTCTAATAGAGGGTTGTTACCGTCGGTTGGTGTGTCTTGCTGGTATATTTGCCCGTCCACTTGACGGATAATTGGCCCAGTTACCAAAGGACCATAGAAACTAATCTTCATAGAGAAGTCAAGCGTATATATAATAGTCCTTCTTGCTTCGATCGGTCCTTCGTAATCATCAGTAAAAGTCAAACCTTGCAATACTATAGGAACATCGTCTTTTATCGCGTTCAATGCATCTAATGGTTGCATAGTAACTGTATACTGAGGATTAAAATAAGGAATTATCTGTTCCACAATTTGCAAAGCATCGTCTTGAGATTTAGCGTATATGCTCAGTTGATAATTGATGTTGTATGGAACAGAAGTGTACAACCTTGTCTTATCTGATACAGAAGCAGAATCAGTTGTTAATGGTTGAACCCTTGAATTTGTTTTGGGTAACTGTCGCGTAATATCATATTCCATTGATATGATTTCAAAAGACATCCTTGGCAATTTAATTGCAATCTGTCTTTCTGCGTCCTCGCCCTGATTCATTTGTGCTATACGATCGATAAAACTTCGTTTGGGTGCATAGCTCAAAGGAACCTTTACCTGACTTATAACACCGCCAGATGAATTTTTCCTCAAAACATATATGTTATTGAACAACGAACCAAACACAGCAACTGATTTTCGTACTCGTTGGTGATAGAAATGAGTTCCAAACATTATTCAATACCTCTGATAATTATCATGAAGGATCCCCGAACGGATTTGTTTCCGTAAAGTCTAAGAAATCACTTTCAAATATATCAAACACGTCGTTTTGAGACCCCTGATCAATATTCTGTAATTCTTCGATCAACGTTGGAGTTGCCACGGCACCAGATACTAGACCCAGAACCTCGGCAGAATTAGTAAATGTGTGGAAAAGTCCGTCGTCTGCGCCAACGTGAGCAAGGTACAGTTTGTTATTCAGAGCATCGTATTTAACTACTTCGCCGCTCATCACATAATCGCCATTAGTTTGATTGACGATTTCGTTAACAACAAACTCACCAACGACTGAATCAAATGTCATCACATATTGATAAGCAGAAAATTTCTCAACCTGATCAATCTCTTCAATATCAGTATCAAAGTCTTCATCGTTATACTCAAACAACTCACAACGCATTTTAAATACGGGTAAGTCTTTTAACTGGAAGAATGGTGACTCGGTTTCTACTCTAGAGATTTGAAACATAGATTGAGAAAGAGGTAGATAGATTATATCGCCTTCGCGTGGTCGAAAAAACGGATTGTTATCTGCTTCTTCATTTACTGCAATAACAGAGTTCCATCTTCTCCGAGCAACAATAAATGTAGCAGCGTCTCGAATCTCTACACCAAACTTAGTAAATAGATCTCCCTCACCATCAAACCCTTCGGTATTTTCGATGTACATTTCAATCTTGTATGCGTCTGAAAAACGAGAAACGTTATCGTCGACAAATATCTGATCTTTATTTACCAGTTCACGAGGAAGATAGTAAACGTCCTGACCATACATTTTCAAAGACTCTACGATGAGGTCTTCGTACAGCAGTTGTTCGCTCTTTCTGCCTTGACTGAAATAGGGGTTTGTAGCCATTAATATTATCCAATAAAGAAGTCAGGCGGTAGTTCTTGTTCCAATCGCATATCTTCTTTAAGTTTTTCCAATTCTTGAGTCCCATCATCATACATCTGACGACCATTAACAGTTACCCCTCCAGGAAGTTGCATACCGTCAAATTTCATCATGTTAAGACCCCATTGCTGTTTGATCAATGAGGTTGTGTAATTCTTAATGAACATATCGTTGTAGATACTTATAGATGAATCAGGATTAACGATTTGATAAACTTCGATAACTAAGAAATCACCAACTTTGATATCACCATCGTTAAAATCCCCAAAGACATATAATCGGTCTTGGTGTCTTGAGAATGAAACCTGAGGAGTACCAGACAATTGCATGTCAACCATAGAGAGATACTGCTGCATTTGATAGAAATAAGACATACCACCAGCAAAATTCACAAAGTCGCCCATAGAGTTCAACATCATTTGATATTTGACATCGAACATTCCAGTACCAGAAAACGTGCTATTGATAGGAAACATTTTAGAAATATAAACTATGTCTGCAGGAATTGGGATATACTTATTGGTAACATCATCTGCAGTAACAACATGCTTCATATAAGTGCGTGTGGTTGCATCACTATGAAACTCTTGATAGACTTGCAGCGCGTCATCTACCTTGTCTTGTATTTGATCGTCGTCAACATTAATTTCAAGTACGGGTGCACCGAGTCTCCGTAGACAGAAGTCTATTAATGTTTGCCTTGAGTTTGGTGCTGCCATTATCTTTCCTCTTTATATATTTATTGATTGATTATAACTTTGTCAACCAATGTTGAATTGTTATTAACAACAACCTTATCGACCTTTGTGCTTGTCTGCACTACTTTTTTAACTACAGTTGTCATTATACAATAGACAATTTAGTAACTGATGGCGTTACATATAATTGACCTTCTAGGACTCTCTCGACCTCGACAGTGCTTCCAGAAGAGTCTCTCGCTATCTCCAAGTCGTATACGTATCTTTTGTTAGCTTTGAGTGAATCGGTCTGAAGGTGAGTTAAACTGAGGTTTATAATGCCAGAAGCAGCAGAATCGATGGTGCAATTAAAAACAGTTATGCTGCTGCTATCGAGGTTGTAGTTGGGACTAATATGTGAGGTTGCAGTGTAATTGGTTAGATTCTTTGCAGTTCCGTTTTTATTAGTTAAATACACATTAATCGAAGCAGTCGAACCCTGATCAATTGTAATGTCTTTGTAATATGCCATAACACATTCCGATTAGTGAAAGTATATGACTCTATTTATAAGAATCCAGCGTTTGTCTTAGCACGATTAAGTTTCTGGTTATACCGAGGATTATTTTTAGTCATCATTCCAAGGAAACGTTTCATGACTAGTATGTTTAGGAAAAAACTTGGTCTCAGCCTGCTGTATAGCCACCTCTTCTGTTTTTGCCAACTCTTCCTCCGGTATCCAACTCCAGATAATTCTTTCACTGAGTCTTTCCCAAAGAATCCAGTTATCAGGATCATCGGTATTTAACTGAGCAAAAAATACGCTTTTCATTGTTTTTCCTTCATGCTCAAATACATAAGCATATTGAACTTCATATGCAAAGTTTTCAGGAAAAGACTCATGATTAGTGTAAGTGTTAATTTTTACAATTTCTCTTCGTGTTGGTTCCATATAATTCTCCTAATCAAATCCGTAGTAAATGCCTAAAGCTCTTTCGTGGTCAGTCTGTCCCGTGGCTGTTTCTGTTACTTTAAGTATAATCGGATTTGCGTCGTTGGTGGTCAAAATTAAAGGCTCTTCAGCTAAAATTCTAAAAGAAATTTGAAAGTTTCTTCCTCCAAAAACACTATCCATTGGAGTAGACATATTTGCATTCAAAAGATTTGTTTCAGTATCATTGTCATAAAAACGTACATTGCCAAGATTCCAGTAGTTGGTAAAATTCGCTCCAGATGCCCCATTAGTATTAAATCTTGAAAGAAGGGATGGGTTGACCTCTGTTCCAAAGAAACTACCCGTAGGGACAGTGATCGACATTATAATTTTTCCGCTCGTGTATAAACTTTTATACTGAAAAGTAAATATTGCATATCGTCCCTGAGACACTCTCTGGTTGCTGGGACCTAAAGTAAAGTCGCTTTCATAACCGTAAGTAGGGAAAGCAAAATTGGGCTGGTTGGGGACAGGGTCTGTAGGACCATTAGTAGTTATACTATAGTCAAAAAAATCATCTTTTAACTCCACAGCCATCTCGCCGTTGTCTAAAGTGCTTATAAATACGTTGTTAAAACGGTCTGTATCATACCCATACCGTGTTTTAGAATACATATCGCTCGCGCTTAGAGGTCCGTCTTGAGGCAAGCCTGGTACTAAGGAGCTGTCCAGAGGGTGTCCTACCCACCACCTCGACTCAACGTTATTTTGAGATTTTACTCCTTCATATATTGGTCCATTAAATTCAGTAAACAGATCAAGCCAAGATATAGCGCCAGACGCTTGCGTTGTCACGATATTTCTCCTCGAAAAATAATTTCTTTAAGTTCATCAATCTGTTGCTGTTGTTCTTTAATTGCTTCGATAAGAAGACCAACCATGTTGCCATAACGCACAGCAAGATTCTTATTTTCATTATCTCCAATCATTTCCGTTTCATACACTGCTTCTGGTAAAACTTCTTGCACTTGTTGTGCTATAACACCTGTCATTCTTTTATCTGGACCGTCTTTAATATAATTAAAGGTAATGCCATCTAACGTTTTTACTTTGTCAACAGCATTTGGTATTACTTCAATATTTTCTTTAAGAGAAATATCAGAAAGGGTTGCGTATGCAGTAATATTACCAAGGACGGCAAGGTTGCCGAAACCATCCAACTCCATGGTGTTTACAGCGGTGGTTGTGCCCAGATTTATACCCCCAAAAGTAATTTTAGATTTTTGAGAAGCGGTGGTTGTGTTTTCAAAACCAACATAACCGCTACTTCTTGCGGTGTTTGACTGAGCAAAAGTCAAGTCGTCGAGGGTCAAATTAGATCCCAAGAGACCACCAAGGGCATTACCACCTGTCATTAATGAAATGCCGTGTTGACCAACGTTGGCACTAGTACCACCCGCAAAAACAGTTGCATAGTTAACACCCGTTCGCGTAGGTTGGGCGTGAACTGTAGCTACTGGGTCGCTTATTCCAAGACCAACGTGGCCATTGTCCCCTAGAATTGCTAAGCGTGTGGTGTAAGTGTCGGTAAGCGCGGCAGATCCCAATGAAGTAGTCCCGCTTGCAATTTCAAAACCTTTGTCTACCTCTTCTTGAGCCGCAATTCTCCAGTTATAATGTAATGCAGAAGCAGTTCCGAAATGAAATTCAGGACTACCATTTTGTAGAAGAATGTTGCCGAGGGAAGTCAGCGTCATGTGCGGGTCATCATTTTCGTAATTGGTTTTACCACCGGCAAAATGAATATCCATTATGCCTGTTGTCGATGCTGAAGTTGCCCACATACCTGCAAAATGGTCTTCAGTAGCGTTGTTATCGTCATTGCCAAAAAGATAAGCGCCTATTTTGTCACCAAGTACAAGACCATTATCATTGTTATAGGCAACAAACTCTGGAGCATCTTCAACATCACTAAGAATTAACTTAGTGTTAGAAGACCCTAATCCTGTAGGTATCGTAGATGTATTTACTAGAATGTTGCCGTTTGCATCGATGCGCATGACTTGGCCAGTTGTTAAGTCACCAGCAGGATTACAAAATACAAGATGATTACTAGTGGCGTCATAACCGACAGATGCTTCAGATGTAGCGCCACTAAAGTTTATATAGCAATCATAACTTTCACCTGTTTCCAGAGTAAGTCTGACATCAGCATCAGTGTTTTTAAGGTGAAGTAATGAATCAGGATTATCAACACCAATCCCGACGTTGCCGCCTGAGGCAATCGTCATTCTAGGCGCTAAGGTTCCTGCACTATCATTATAAAATGCAATATTTGTCGGATACGAATCGGTACTCCATGCGCCACCAGCAGTAAAATTAATTGCTGCACCAGACTGTCCAGCACTTGGATCGTCGCCAGTAACTAACAGGTTTGCTACTTGGTTGCCATTTGCAATTGAAGCGTCTGCACGATTTAAAACCAACTGAGTAGTGCCATCAGTTTTTATAGTGGTTGTCCCCACTGAGGAGATGAGCATGCGTTCTGAGTCGTTTGTTTTGATTGCTAACGAATTGTCTGCGTGGCTGTACAGTATTTGTCCTACATTACCATCATCAGCATCGCTGAAGTTTATAGCACAAGTACCAGCACTAGTCGTATCTTCAATGCGGAGTTGAGCGGCACCTGCGTTGGATATATGTAGTTGACTGTTTGCGTTTACGGAATTCGTCCCGATTCCCACGTTCCCGCTGGATTCTATGCGCATGGCTTCTACACCTGCTCTATCAAATGTCAAGGCATCGCTAGAAGTGTCATCGTTCTGTATTAGCCAGATGAGCCCCGCATTATTTAATTCAAGACCTGCAGCGTCGGTTGCACCTTCCGCTGTTACTCTTATGTAAACATTACCTGCACCAATGACTTCAAGTTCTCTACTAGGCGAAATCGTCCCAATCCCCACATTGCCGTTACTATTTATGGTCATGCGAGTTGAAGGTGAACCACTACCGCCTGTACCAAATTCTAATCTTGTAGCACCTTCCGTGCTTACGCCTGCTGCTTGTATATAAGCATTTACACCAGCACCACCTTCATCTTGTGTTTCAAATTCAATCTTACCTACTACCTCACCATCAGATAAAAAAGCGTCTGTATTCTCCAGTCTTAAAACTGCTGAACCAGCACCTGCTGCTAAATGGGCTAACGTGTCAGGAGAAGTCGTCCCAAACCCGACGTTGCCATCCCCACGAAAAACAATAATGTCATCAGTCCAGAACGAATCTAAAGTTATAGAGTTACCAGTTGAACCTGATCCTGCCAAGTTACCGTTTATGCTAAACGATTGATTAGTACCATTCTCTGTAATTGTGATGATGTCTTGGTCGTCAGAAACGGTTGCGCGTATCGTTAAAACGCCAAGGCTGTTTGAGCTTCCGATTGAGACGTTGCCGCTTGCATCTATGGTCATGCGGTCTACGCCAGCATTAGTGTCCCTGAAAGCTAACGCTGTTGAGCCTGCAGTATGTCCTCTGAACCCAATCGTGGCTTTCGTATCTTTCTCAATACGCATATCGCCATTTTCAATATGAAGTTTTGCAACAGGACT